TATTTATTTTATGATGAATTATGTTCAAGTGGTTTCACTTGACGAAGGCCTTGTTCCATTTAAAATGTGGGACTTTCAAAAACATATCGTAAGGACAATACATGACAATCGTTTCACAATTTGTAAATTACCTCGTCAATCAGGTAAATCTACCACTACTATATCATATCTTTTACATTACGCCTTATTTAATCCTAACTCTAATATTGCTATTCTAGCGAACAAATCTTCTACTGCTAGAGATATATTAGGTAGACTTCAACTTGCTTATGAAAACTTACCAAAATGGATGCAACAAGGGGTTATCAACTGGAACAAAGGTAACATTGAATTAGAAAATAAGTCCACTATTGTGGCGGCTGCAACATCTTCAAGTGCAATTCGAGGTGGTTCATTTAACATAATCTTCCTTGATGAGTTTGCTTTCGTACCGGCTAATATTGCCGAGATGTTTTTTAGCTCAGTTTATCCTACAATCTCATCTGGTAAAAAAACAAAGATGATAATTGTATCTACACCACATGGTATGAATATGTACTACAAATTGTGGCAAGACGCAATTAATAAACAAAATGATTATGTGCCTATTGAGGTACATTGGTCAGAGGTACCAGGCAGAGATGAAAAGTGGAAAGAGACCACTATAAGAAATACCTCACCCGAGCAATTTTCACAAGAGTTTGAATGTGAGTTTTTAGGAAGTGTAGATACATTAATCTCACCAGCAAAAATTAAGACGACCCCGTACATTCCTTCGATTGAAAGTAAAAATGGTTTACAAATGTTTAAGCGACCCGAAAAAGACCATTTGTATGTCACAACTGTTGATGTTGCTCGTGGTACAGGTAGAGATTATTCTGCCTTTACAGTTTTAGATTGTACAAAAATACCTTATGAGATTGTTGCAACTTATAAAAACAATGAAGTTAAACCTCATATCTTTCCAAGTATTATTGAACAAGTTTGTAAAGGTTATAACAGAGCTCATATTCTAACAGAGGTTAATGATATAGGCCAACAAGTGGCTGAAATATTACAAATGGAATTAGAATACGATAATGTCTTAATGACAACACAAAGAGGTAGAGCTGGTCAAATATTAGGTGCAATGTTTAGTGGTAGAGGTACATCTATGGGTGTTCGTATGACTAAACAGATTAAAGCATTAGGTACATCTAGTATTAAGACATTGATAGAAAGTGATAAATTGATTATAAATGACTTTCAACTCATAGAGGAGATGTCAACATTTAGTAGGCGTGGTAACTCCTGGATGGCGGAGGAGGGTTGTAATGACGATTTAATGATGTGTCTAGTCATATTTGGTTGGTTGACAAACCAACAGTATTTTAAAGAGTTATCTAACTCAAATATACGAAATCAATTATATATTGAACAACAGGCTTTAATCGAACAGGACATGGCGCCTTTTGGTTTTGTAGATGACGGTCAACCAGATGAGTTAAAATCTGAGGTTGATGAATATGGTACGGTGTGGCATCCTGTTGTAAGAAAAGGACTGTAAATTGCAGGTCTTATAAATATCTGTAATGACAAAGTTTGAATATGGGCGTATGAATAATACGAAGTTTGAATATTTTAAAATGAAAAATAACAAGGTAATTAGCTAATTAAAGGAGATAACCTATGGCATTTCAAGTATCACCAGGTGTTCTCGTACAGGAAAGAGATTTAACTAGTATCATTCCTGCTGTTTCAACATCTATAGGTGCAGTTGCTGGTCAATTCACAAAAGGACCTTTAGACGAAATAGTAAGTATATCTAGCGAGCAAGAATTAGTAGAAACTTTTGGTAAACCTGATGTAAATAACTTCGAGTATTTTTTCAGCGCAGCTAACTTTTTACAATATTCTAATACTCTACGGGTAGTACGAGCAAACCAAACTTCACAAGTAAATGCTTCAACATCTGGAACAGGTGTTTTAGTAAAGAATACGGAAGATTGGACGAATAACTATGCCTCAGGTGGCGCAGCCGGTAACGCAACATTTGTTGCTAGAGAAGCAGGAGCATATGGTAACACATTGCTTGTTGCAACTTGTCCGAACGCAGCCGCATTTGAGGAAGAAGGAGCAACTACTGTCAATGACGCAAGTACAGCAGTAGGTGACACAGCAATAACAGTAACAGCAGGTGCAAACCTAAATGTTGGAGATGTAATTTCATTTTCAACTACAGCTGCTACAAACGATTATGATGATGGAGAACAATACAGAGTTACTAATATTTCAACTAACGACTTAACAATCGTACAACATCCAAGAGGTTCTGGTGGACTAAAAAGAACCATTACTGACGGTGCGAATGTAAGACGAAGATGGAGATACTATGACGCTGTTGACGGTGCTCCAGGTACATCTGATTGGACTTCAACTAGAAGCGGTGCGAATGACGAAATTCACATTGTAGTAGTTGATGAAGACGGTTCAATTTCAGGCGTTCCAGGTCAAATCTTGGAAACTTATTCAAAAGTTTCTAAAGCTTCAGACGCAAAAACTCCGCAAGGAGATGATAACTATTATCCAAATGTTATCTACACTAAATCAAGATATATTTGGTGGACAAAACATCATTCTTCAGGTTCAAACTGGGGTAATGCAGCTTCTGGAACTACATTTACAGCAGTAGATACACCAAGTAATGAATCACTTTCAGGTGGTTCTGACGGTTCTGCCGTTACAACTGGTCAACTAAAAACAGCTTACGACAAGTTTGCTGATAGTGAAACAGTTGATGTTGGTCTTATCATTTCTGGTAAGTGTGATTCAACTCATGTAGAAAACTTAATTACAATTGCAGAGGCAAGAAAAGACTGTGTAGTTTTCGCTTCGCCAGAAAGAGCAGATGTAGTTAATGTAACTAACGCAAACACACAAAAAGATAATGTGATTGACTTTTATAGTTCAATTTCATCTTCTTCATATGTGTTCTTTGATAGTGGTTACAAATACATGTACGACAGATACAATGATGTTTACAGATATGTACCACTTAATGGTGACATGGCAGGCTTAGCGGCTAGAACAGACCTTATTGCAGACAGTTGGTTTTCACCAGCAGGTTTCAATAGAGGTGTTGTAAGAGGCGCTGTTAAACTTGCATTTAATCCTACAAAAACACAAAGAGATGAGTTATATCCGAAAAGAATTAATCCAGTAGCTACCTTCCCAGGTCAAGGTACTGTATTATTTGGAGATAAAACTGGTCTTTCAAGTCCAAGTGCTTTTGATAGAATCAATGTGAGAAGACTGTTTATCACTTTAGAAAAGGCGATAGCAACTGCTTCTAAATTCCAACTCTTTGAATTCAATGATGAGTTTACAAGAGCTAACTTTAGAAACATTGTAGAACCTTTTTTAAGAGAAGTACAAGGTCGTAGAGGTATCACAGACTTTTTAGTAGTGTGTGATGAAACTAACAATACAGGACAAGTAATTGATAGAAATGAGTTTATTGCTGAGATTTTCATTAAACCAGCAAGAAGCATTAACTTCATTACATTGTCTTTCGTAGCAACAAGAACCGGCGTTTCGTTTGACGAAGTAGCAGGTTAGTAGAGGAGAAATAAAAAATGGCAAACATTAATGACTTCAAAGCTAAACTTGCTGGCGGTGGCGCTAGAAGTAACCAGTTTAAGGTAACAATGCCTTTTCCAGGTTATGCACAAGTTGGTGGCGAAATAGAAGACTTAGCTTTTTTATGTAGAAGTACAACAATACCTGCTATGAATGTTGGCGTAGTCAATGTTCCTTTCAGAGGAAGACAAATCAAAATTGCTGGAGACAGGACTTTTGATGAATGGTCTATCACGGTTCTTAACGATACGAACTTTAAGTTAAGAAACGCTTTTGAAAGATGGCAGAACGGTATCAACAACATGACTGACAATGAGGGTTTAACTAATCCTGTTGACTATCAAGTTGACTGTTTTGTTGACCACTTAGACAGAAACGGAAACACAATCAAATCTTATACATTAAGAGGATTGTTCCCAACTGCTATAAGTGCAATTGATTTGAACTATGATGAGGCGGCTGCTGTTGAAGAATTTACAGCAACCTTCAATTATCAATACTTTGAGAGTAATACTACTACTTAAAAACTAGTATAAATATTACTAACAAAGAATAAAGGAAAAAATATTATGGCTGAATTATTTGGATTTTCGATATCAAGACTGAAAAAACAGTCGGATCCAAAGCAAAGCTTTACTACAGCTCCAGCGGATGATGGTACACAAACCATCGCCGCTGGCGGCTATTTTGGACAATACCTCGACCAAGAGGGAAATTCAAAAACTGAAGCTGACCTTATCCGAAGATATAGAGAAATCTCATTACACCCAGAGTGCGACTTAGCGATAGAAGATATCGTTAATGAAGCTATTGTGGCGAATGAAAACAAAGAAGCAGTAAGAGTGAATGTTGAAAATTTACCTTATGGCAAAGATGTGAGAAGAAAGATTGAAGATGAATTTAAAGAAGTGTTACGACTTTTACAGTTTAACACTAAAGGACATGACATCTTTAGAAGATGGTATATTGATGGTAGAATCTTTTATCAAAAAGTAATTGATAGAAACTCTACTACAAGAGGTATTACAGAATTAAAATACCTTGACCCACGAAAAATTAAAAGAATTAGAGAAGTAAGAAAGAAAAGACCTGAAGGAGTTACAGGTCCTAATATGCTTACAGTAGTTGACGAGTTTGTTGAATATTATCTATTCAATGAAAAAGGTGTAGTCAACTCTACTTCAGGTGGCATTAAGATTGCACCAGACACAATTGCTTTTTGTCCGTCTGGATTAATTGACCAAAATAAAAATATGGTCTTATCTTACATGCAAAAGGCCGTTAAGCCTGTCAATCAATTAAGAATGATTGAAGACGCTGCTGTTATTTACAGAATTGCAAGAGCACCTGAAAGAAGAATATTCAAAATTGATGTAGGTAATTTACCTAAAGTC